TGTTCACCACCTGGAGTTAGTTGGTAATGATTATATTTACTGTATGACTAAAAAAATATTTCATCACCCAGCTATTACTGAAAGCTTTGAAATACCTTGTGGTCATTGCCCAGAGTGTAATGCTAAATATTCTAAAATGTGGGCAGATAGGTGCCTTCTGGAAATGCAGTATCACGATACTTGCTATTTTGTCACTCTTACTTATGATGATGAACATTTATCTGAAAAGTCTCTTAATAAAAGAGATTGGCAATTGTTTATGAAGCGGCTCCGTAAGGTTCAACGTAATAAACTTATGTATTTTATGTGTGGTGAGTATGGAGACTTGAACTTAAGAAAACACTATCACGCTATTATTTACGACCTGGAACTGCCTAATGATGATTTAATTGAAGTTGGTAAGTCTAAGTCTGGTTACCCTGTTCACATTTCTCCTTATCTTGAAGATATTTGGAAGAATGGTCGTGTTACTTGTGAACCAGCTAATTGGAATACTGTTTGTTATACTGCTAGATATGTTACAAAAAAGTTGTATGGCGATGATGCTGAATTATATGAACAGAATGAATTATTGCCGCCTTTCACTTTATGTTCTAAGCGTCCTGCCATAGGTTTAAAATGGTTTGAACTTCATCCAGATTATTTATATGATTATTCTTACTTGCCTATGCCCGATGGTAATGGCAATGTTGTTAAAATTACTACAAATCGTTATTTTGATAAGAGAATGGAATTACATAATCCTAAAAAGTTAGAAGTTGAGAAGTTGCGTAGAATTAAAATATTAAAAGATAAAAATAAAATTTTAAAGTTGACTACTGATGCAAATGATGTTACTCTTAGGTCAAATAAACTTAATCACTTGATTTTAAGAAAGGAGACTCCACGTTTATGAGCAAGTGTTGTTGTGCTAATTGTACTGCTTCTGTACCTCTTAAGGGTTATGACGAACTCCTATATTGTCCAAGTAAAAATACTTTAACTGGTGCATTTATGCAGTGTGCTTTATATGTTAGGAGAGAATTTAATGGTGATAACTAATGAACTTTCTAAGTGTATTTGTCCAATTCATAGTTGTCATAATTGTTGTGTTCGTAATATTTGTTTATTGTATAACACCAGATTATTATGTTATTAAAAAGGAGATGAATAGTAAAAATGTCAAGAACAAACGTTGGTGTAGATTCTGCTCATTTTAGAAGAACTGCCGTATCTACTAAGAAGTTAAATATTAACGCTGATAATGTAATGTATAGAGGAGGAATTAGACTCTAATGGCTACTAAGATTCTTTGTTGTTTAAGAGATAAGAAGGCTGACTATTATGGTGACCCTCTTACTTTTCCTAATTTAGAAATTGCTAAGAGAAGTATTAAGGAATTTATTCAGTATAATCCAGATGAGACACCAGCTCTTTTCCCGGAAGATTTTTCTGTTTATCAGTTAGGTACTCTTGATGATACTACTGGAGTTATTATTCCTTGTCCACCTACTGTTATTATTGAATTAACCGAAGTACTCGATTAATTATAATTCTCATTATTACTCCTTGATGGGCAGAATGGCATGTGGTCATCTGCCCTAAAATCTTTTTTTGAAAGAAGGTGAATTTTTTGAGTGTTTATACTAAGCACGAAAGAATTTGTAGTGTAACTGGCAAGCCTCTTACTGCCGTTTATACTTCAACTATTGACCCTATTACTGGTGATTTAGAGATTGTTGTTGATTCTTATGTTGACTCATTCGCTGAAATTCAGTCTTATCGTGAAGGTTGTGAACTTAAATCTATTCTTAAGAGATATCAGTCTGGTGATTTATCTGCCCTTAACAGACACGAAATGTTTTACGCTGATGTCACTGGTATGCCTAAGTCACTTGGAGAAGTCTATAAGTTTGTTATTGATGGTGAACAGGCATTTAAAAACTTACCACTTGAAGTAAGAGAAAAGTATGATTTTAATCCTGCTAAGTTTTTTGCTAATTTTGATACTTTTGATGATGTTTGCTCCGAACTTGTTGCTCTTCAGAATAAGGAAAATTCAGATCCAACTTTAGGTATTATGAAAAACGATAAGCAGAATAATCTTAATTTTACTAAGACTGTTGCAGAAGTTGAAAATCTTGAAAAGGAAGTGATTACTAATGGAAATGAATCAGAATAGCCGTTTTTCTGCTGTTACGTCTCTTGATTTCTCACGTTCAAAGTTTGATAGAGATTTTACTTATACAACTACTGGTTCCGCTGGAGCCATTATTCCGACATATTTGGAAGAGGTTTTACCTGGCGACACATTTTCAGTAAAATCCGCTAAAGTTATTCGTATGCAGACTCCTATCACGCCAATTTACGATAATATCTACTGTGATACATATTATTTCTTCGTACCTATGAGGTTAGTATGGGAACATACTGCTGAATTCTTTGGAGAAAATAAGACTGGTGCATGGATTCCTACAACTACTTATCAGATTCCTCAGTGTACCGCACCTTCTGGTGGTTGGCAGAAGGGTACTATTGCTGACTATCTTGGTATTCCTACAAATATAGATAATATTTCTGTAAACGCTTTACCATTCCGTGCATATTCTCTTGTGTGCGACCAGTGGTTCCGCTCAGAAGTATTAACAAATCCTCTTTATATTCCTCTTGGAGATGCTACTCAGACAGGCTCAAATGGTTCTAACTACCTTACAGATTGCGCAAATGGTGGTATGCCTATGACTGCCGCTAAGTACCACGACTATTTTACAAGCTGTTTACCAGCACCTCAGAGAAGTGGAGATGTTACAATCGGTCTTACTGGTAATATTCCTGTTGTTCCTATGTCAGATAGAATTGACTGGAATACTATGCCAAAGGACTCAAATGGTAAATCTTACCTTATGCATTTTACTGATAGTGCTACTGGTACACAGTCACCTATTAGAACTGGTGCTGCTATTTCATCAAATGGTCTTATTGCTAAGGACCTTTCTTCTGGTGCTAATGCTATTGATATCACTCCAGATAACCTTTGGGCAAATCTTACCCAGATTACTGGTGTATCTATCAACGCACTCAGAATTGCTTTCCAGACGCAAAAATACTACGAAAAACTGGCTAGAAGCGGAGGCAGACTCACTTCTATGCTAAAGGCTATGTATGGTGTTACTTCTCCAGATGCTCGTATTCAGAGAACAGAATATCTCGGAGGTTCAAGAACTCCCGTAAATATTATGCAAGTACTGAACAGCGCTGAGACTACTTCTTCGCCACTTGGTAATACTGGCGCTTATTCTCTTACTAATGATACTAATGATGATTTTCACAAGTCATTTACCGAATTTGGCTACGTCATTGGTCTTACAGTATTCAGATATAACCACAGTTATCAGAATGGTTTGGACAGACTTTGGAGCCGTAAGGACCCACTAGATTTCTATAATCCTACATTCGCAAATATTGGTGAGACTCCAGTTCTTGTTAAGGAAATTTACTGTACTGGTACTTCTGCTGATGATGACGTCTTTGGATTCCAGGAAGCTTGGGCAGACTACAGATATCACAAAAATATGATTACCTCAGAGATGCGTAGTAATTATGCTCAGTCACTTGATACTTGGCATCTTGGTGATGACTATACATCCCAGCCATATCTCTCAGATTCTTGGATTAGAGAAGATGCTAACAATGTTGATAGAGTACTGTCAGTTGCTCATACCGTTTCAGACCAGTTCTTTATGAATATTCTCTATAAGAACGAATGTACAAGAGTAATGCCGCTTTACTCAATTCCTGGACTCATTGACCATAATTAATGGCAATTTATAATGCTGATGCCAACGGCCACGCCCCTAAGAACGCGACCGTTGGTGATATTATTAATACTAAAGGTGGTACATTCAGAATTACAAGCGGCTCTAATGGTAATTTTCAGAGTGTAAAAGTAACTAATGACCCTATTGATAAAGAGTTATATAATACCCTTGCTTTGTCTCAGTCTATAGCTGATTCAAATTCCGCTCGTTCTCAGTTATATGCTCGTGAGCAGATGGATTTCCAGAAGAATCAGCAAATTGATATGATGAAGTATAATTCTGCGGAAGCGCAGGCTAATCGTGATTGGCAAACTGAAATGTCAAACACTGCGCATCAGAGAGAGGTTAAAGATTTGCAAGCCGCTGGGTTAAACCCTGTCTTATCGGCTAATAATGGTGCTTCTGTTGGTTCTGGTGCTACTGCATCTGGTACTGCAATGAGTGGTGCATCTGGTTCTGTAGATGAAGCAAATTCTATTAAGGACCTGGCTACTGCGTTACTCAATGCTAAAGTTCAGTTGGAGATGAATGAAAAGAATAATCTAACATCTTTAAAAATGGCAGAGACTAATGCCGCTGCCTCTATGTATGGTGCTAATGCTGTTGCTGGTGCATCTATGTATGGTGCTAATATGGGTTATCGTATTCAGTCTGAATTCCCTCAAGGGATTTATGGTATGGCTAACTCTATTGCACACGATTTAGGTTATTCTAGTGTTGGTCAGATGGCTTCTCAGATTTTCGGTGATTCCTCACCATCTATTTATTCTGATGGTAAGTCTGGTACTAAGTCTGGTACTAAGTCTGGAAGTGGTGTTATTGTGCCTAAACTTCACTTTGGTATGGCTCATAAGTAACCTTTAACCTCCTTATACGCATTTAAGGTCCCAAATCGACGATTTGCGGGCCTTTTTTCTATAACTTGATAGATTTATCAACAGTGAACTTTTGGCACCACAGAAAGCCAAATAAAGCCCCTTATTATATAATTATTAATCTATTAAAGAAATTTATAATAAGTTATAAAAATATTATATCTGTGGAAAACTAATTAATTTCTGTGGAAAACTAGCCAATATCTGTGGAAAAAATTGTGGATAAAAAAGAAAAGAAGAAAAGAAAAGAAGCAAAAGAAAAGAATAAAAGAATATATATATAATATAATATATATAATTCCCTTTGTTCTTAGTAGTAGTAGTATATATATTAATTTATAATATTTAAATAAATAGGCCCTTACCCTTGTTAATAAGGTGCCTATTGACACGAAAGGATTGAGTGTATGTGTTGTAATTCAAAATATCGTGGTTTTATTATTGGAACTTTACCCAATGGAAAAAAAGA